ACCATTGCGACCTGTGTCATGTCAGCCGAGTACTACAACAAGACCTCGGTTGGTTTGGGGCATCGAGCAGCATCGAAGCTGCTGGACACAACGATTCCAGCTGGAGTATGTCAGGCTGCAGTAGCTGGTCTCAAGAAGCCTGTCTACAAGTTGTTTGGTGATGATGCTATCGGGCAAGCGATTCTCAAACTGTTGGGGGGTGCATTCGATCATCTCAACAACAGAGCTAATAAAGCGTTGGAGGTACTCTTTGGAAATGTTGAGGTAGAGTATACACAGCGCTACGAGTGCTTGACTGTAGTGGGTGAGACGAGTAAGATCGCTATAGCTCTTGGGATTGTCGAAGCAATCGAGGAAACTCTGATTGAGTTGATGTCCTCACCAAGAGCCTTGGCGATGGGCATGGAGAATGCTCGTCAGTCTATACTGAGTAAAGCGAACACGATCAAGGGACCAAAGGCAGATCCAATTGGTGCTGGTACCAAAGCCGGGTAGTCAGCGTCGGATTGAAACAGTCCTGCAGCGGTTGGAACCACTGCTGGAGGAAGAGCCGTACTACCTGTGGGCAGTACCCAACTGGTTGGCCCAGGATGACGTCCACGGGGTGATCGATATCTTCTATCCTGGGATCCCACTTGCCATATCGGTTGAATCCTCTGGTCCAGAGGACCAGCGTCAATGGTTGGATCGCCAGCTCCACCATGTCTGGCAGTGTCCACACCTGGTGCTTCCAAAAGTGATCCCTACAACTCAAGAGTTGATCGGCCGCCTGCGAGACCTGCTTCAGGTCTATCCTCCACACCGTACTACACGACTGTTGGAGCTTCTTCAATGAGAACGGGTACGGCCTTGGATCTAACCAGTGCTACAGCCGGTACCCCGACCAGCGGTGGTTTGCCTCAACCCAACCGGATTCGGTATTCGATTCCTCAAGTCAAGGAAGCCCAACTACGCAATCTGATGGCGGCTTATACCCTGGAGACATACATTCTCCAATCGGTGAATCGCCATGCAGAGCTGGCTGTCCGGAATGGGTTTGAGCTACGGTCGGAAGACCCAGCAGCGGCGAGGGATCTGGGTGCACGACTGCGGCAGATGTGTTTTCTTGCCGGAGAGAGTATGTACTCATGGATCTTCCAGATCAGTTTTGATCTCGCCCTGTGTGCCAATGCCTATCTCCATCGCCGGAAAACTCGTTCAACTCTCATTGGTGGTACCACAGCCAGAGCGATTGCGTTCTACGACATCCTGCCACCAGAGGCAGTGACTCTGGAGATCAACAAGGAGCGGATGGTTGAGACGGTTCGTGTCGGGTACGATGAAGCCTATCCAGCGGCAGAGGTCATCCACCTGGCCATCGATCGGCCGTCTGGACATCTGCTTGGTATCTCGCCACTATTCCCAGCATTGGAAGACACACGGCTTCTGCGTGAGATGGAAGATATCACTTCAGAAATGGTGATGAAGAATCTTCATCCTATTCTGCATGGTAAGACTGGTAGCGACCGTGTTCCAGGTAGACAGAAAGAAATCAACGACCTGGATATGAAGCTTAAGATGATGGACCACCATAGTGGTTACATTGTCACAGATCAGCAAACGGATCTGAAGCTGATCGGTGCCGAGTCCAGGGCGCTGCGTATGGAGGGGCTCCTGAAGTTCTTCCGGGAACGAACATTCGACGGACTCAACATGCATCGTGATCCGGATCGGGCCAAAGAGTCGATCACACCTGCGATGGCTGGTCGGATTGAAACCATCCGCTCCGGGCTGCGCAGGTTAGAGACTTCAGTCTTCTACGAGCTGCTCTACGAGCTGGGTTTTGCACCACTATCCAACCCTGCGCATGTCGTGGAGATCTTGTTTCATCCTATGGATCCGAATGCTCAGATCAAGGATGAGAACCACAGTATGCAAACCTACGTCCAGGGCACCAAGGGACTGAACGAAGTCCGAATTGGAATGGGGTTGCCCCCGGCAGATGACATTCCACCCGGAAGTGTCAATGACTTCCGCTACATGCGAATCGACATCCCGGTAGCAACGATCAAATCCAAATCGTTTACCAGCCCGCCAGACCAAGAGCCTGAGAGCTAATCTATTCAGGCGAACAGGAACCACAATGGGTGATCGACTAAGGTTCTACAATACAGAGACAGTAGTGGATGATACGCTGCACATTCGCCATGCTGCAGCGGTTGGTTATGCCTGGCAACCATCCGATCCTGTCGAGGAAGCTGCTGCACGGGCATTGCAGTTTCGCACGCCCGATGCACTTAATACACAGTTTGAGTGTATCCACGGTAATACGGTCACACTGAATTACACGTACTACCCAAACAAGCAGCTTCGTGGTGATGGTGTGGCTACCGGATGCGCTAGTTGGACCAACCCATATCAGACACCACTGATCAAGAACCACGATACAAACGAAGAGCCTCTCGGGCGTTGCATTGAGGCTGTATACATCGAATCAAAGCGAATTGGTTGTGTTAATGCAACCTACTCGATCACAGATAGTGATACGATTCAGAAGATTCTGGATGGTCGCTATCTGACGGTCAGTGTCGGCGGTCGGACTGATTCGTTCTGCTGCTCAATCTGTGGTAAGGACTGGCTCAATCCAGATGAGTGGAACGACTGTCCACACTGGCGTGGCCGCGAGTACGAAGACGAACTGTGTTATCTGACCATTGGTTCCTACTGGAACCATGAGCTGTCGTGGGTCGCAGTTCCAGCGGATCAATTGGCCAGGATGGTCAAGCCCCACGTTGAGGTGGCTCTGGGACAGGAGCACTTCTCGCTTGCTGATCCTGGCCTGGTCGAAAGGCTCAATACCAAGGTCTTTCACTTGGCCGAATCCTGGCAGCCGGTGAGTGAGCGATCAGCCTCGCTCCCCCTGGCTGAGAAGGGTATGGCCTGGGATGGTAGTGGAGCGAAGTCTCGGATGTTGAATGCCGCAACCAGCGATGGGAAGATCAGCAGGACCAAGGCTTCCCGTGGATTCTGCGCTGTGTTGGAGGACGGCTCGCTTCGAGAGCATTACAAGCTTCCCTTCGCCGATGTTCTGGATGGCACATTGAAGTGTGTCTACCGTGGTTGTGTGGCTGCCCTGGGCAGGTTGAACCAGACCCAGGGCTTGTCAGAGAAGGAACGGTCCGCCATTCGAACCTTCCTGGAAGGACAGACCTCCAGGTTCGGCGAGGATGACGAGGAGAGTACTGCTGACGAAGCAGTCGATGTGGCCCCCAGCCAGGGGGAGGAATCTGAGGAGGTTGGCATGCCCAACGACGAGCTCCTCGCCATGGTGCAGGGCCTCACGGAACAGGTGACGGCGCTCCAGACCACGGTGCAGGAACTGACTGCGCGGATGGATGAACCAGCTCCAGTAGTGGAAGCAGTAGAGGAGGAAGAGACTGCGGACCCGGTTGAGGTGTCGCATGTATCCACGGAACCGACCGTCTCGGCCTCCCTCGCCCGTGCTGCTGCTGCGCTCCAGCTTGCCGTGGGTGACACGGAGGATCTGGACGCGGCTGCCACGCAGCTTGCTGAGCGACCACTGGAAGCGCTGGTCTTGACGATCGAAGACCTCAGCCAGCGGTTGCTCAAGCCTGTTGCAGTGACCAGTGTGTTGGCTGAGATTGAGCTCGCCAGCAGTATGGCCAACGAGCAAGCCGCGGCAGAGGACGTGCCGGGGTCGAAGACAACGGATACCAGGGAAGCACTTCCGGGTGTTCCTCTGGCAATGCGGATGACCCAGTGAGGCGAACCCTCCGGGTATAGGCAGAAGGAGAGCAGTCCATGAACCCCTACGGTTTCGTCGGAGGGTCGGTCGATCGAAATGCCCTTGAAGCATCGGGTGGCTTCATCCGCAGCATGCCGACCGATCACAGCACTGTCCTTGGCCAGGACTATACGCTGGATCCCTCACTGGCTGTCACGGGTCGGCATCCTGATACGCAGGAGCTGATCGTGATCCCGCGTGGCAAGATCCTTACGATTGCTACTACGGATCTGACCGCAACCCCAGCCACGATTTCAATCTGTGATGCCAGTGCCAAGCCTGTTGGTATCTCCCGGGTACCGTACATGCGGCAGCGGTATTACAGCATGGCCAATCCGGTCCCGGCTCCGCTCCGCAATGTCCAGATCACCATGCCGTACATCGCTGCTGTCAATGACGGTGCGGGTACGCTTGGTCCGGGTTGCTGGCTGAAGTCGGATGCCACTGGTAACTTCGTTATCTGGACCAGTGGTTCCGATTCCCCGGAGCTGGCCGTTGGCCGGCTGGACGTGATCGACCTGCGAAACGGAGCTACTCCAGGGTGGCTGAAGTGGGTCCGGACAGCCTTCCCGGACTGGGCCGAGGGCTTGGCGTTCCCAGCCAACTACACGACAAGTGTAACGGCTGACGGGAACGAGCTCACCGCAGTCGCAACCACGACTTCGACAGTGTCCTGGCAGGGTACGACCGTAACGCTTGGTCAGACCCCAGCGAGCTCGCTGCACGCAGTCTACAGTGCGTCTGGTAACAAGAAGTACCTGCTCAGCAAGAGCCGGCTTAACATCAACACTCCAATCACTGTTTGGGTGGCTGGTGTGACGATGGACAAGGAGGACTTGGCTGGAGTCAGTGGACACGGTGACGGTTACGCCTATGTCGTAGACACGGTCAACGGCTTCATCCTCTTTGCTACTGCAGTTGCTACCACAGCAACCGTCCAGGCATCCTATGCCTACGAAGCTGACTATACACTGGGTACGAACTTCGGTGCTGGTATCGCAGGCTTGACGGATGGTCTGACCTCTGGTCTCGGTGCCGGGGTCGAACCATGGATTGATCAGCTCGGGTCTACCGGGAAGATGCTGATCACATTGTTCTGAGGCGATCCACAAAGGAAGGGAGATCTTCGATGACTGTCTACGAGAAGATCCGGGAAGCGCTCCAGACGGGTCGCCCCAATCAGCGGCCGAATTCGGCCGAAGAGCAGGGATGCTACACACTCGTCCGGCGTGCAATGGACCCGGCGTATGACGCGTACTGCGCTGGTCTGGAAACCCCGAATGAGCGGGTGGAGCGACTTTCGACGAAGCGGGCGCTTCCGCATCTGAAGGAGCTGCTGCATACTGATGATGCTCGGGCTCTGATTCGTCGAGTAGTCCAAGACATCCTGGTTGAGCCGACGGAACCGCAGTGCATCGGTCAGGATGTGCTCTTCCCGAAGCTTCGGGTTGAGAACACCGGAAGCACAATCGAGCTGATCCTCACTGACGCCATCGTGGCCCAGCTCGTGAACGAGGGTGAAGCCCTGCGGTCCACGAACCTGGACGTGACGAAGGCTCGTCACGAGGTGAAGATCATCTCCTCGGGTGTCCAGATCGCGATTACGCAGCGTATGGTCCAGGAGTCATCCTACGACATTGTTGGGATGCACTACCGGGCTGCAGCCGCCGCTCTTCGCCGGTACAAGGAAGAGTACATCTGGAAGCTCGTGCTGCAGGCCGCGTACACGATCTTCAACAACACGGATACCACACTGGCGTACAAGGGTGCAACGACTGGTGTCGGCTCGGCTGGTACAGCCAACAACACCCTGACGCAGCTGGACTTCGTGGACCTGTTGGCTGGGATCGTGAACCATGGTCTCAACCCAACGGACTGGATCTTCCATCCGCTGGCTTGGAGTGGTCTGGCCAAGGACCCGCTGCTGCGGGTGCTGCTGGATCTCGGCTGGCCAACGAATCAGCCGATCC